CCCGACTTCCCCGACTTTAGCGAGGCCGAAGCGCTGCCCCCGCAACCGGAGTAGGCAACGCCTTTAAAGCGCTGGCACGCTAATCGCTTTACTTTGATTGCAGGCGGGTGCTACAGTGGCGCCCCCCGCACCTAACCTAACCTAAAAGGCAACAATGAAAAAGACTGTGAAGATCGACCCCGCGCTTGTGATGCACCGCGAGCTTTGGCTCATCAAGGCCACGAACATCCTGCGCACCCGGTGGGCGAGCATGGGCGTGACGGTGCCCGACGACGTGAAAGTTACCTGCGGCTTCCCCGGTGGCGGCTCGCCCCGGCGGCGCATCGGCGAGTGCTGGCCCCGCGGGCGCAGCGCCGCCAACGTCAACGAAGTGATGATTTCCCCGGTGCTCGACCGCCCGCTAGACGTGCTCGACGTGCTCGGTCACGAGCTTCTGCACGCGGCCGACGACTGCAAGAGCGGCCACGGCGCGGCCTTCACGGCCAACAGCAAGCGCGTCGGCTACAGCGGTGGCAAGCACAGCAAGATCGTCACGCCCGAAGCGGTTGCGCTCGTGCAAGTGATGCTCGAAAAGCTCGGCGCCTACCCGCACGCGAAGGTCGAGTTGACCGCGAAAAAGCGCAACGCTTCGCACGGCCTGCACAAGCTCGAATGCGGCTGCGGCAATTGCAGCTACATGACGGCCAAGAAAATCGAGGAGTTCGGCTTTCCGGTCTGCGGTGCGTGCGAGGAGCCGATGGTGCTGAACAGCGAGCGCACCAAGAAAAAAGTCATCACGACGATCTAACCTAACCTACGCGGAGAACGGTTATGGATGCAAAGGCTGCATTGATTAGCGCCGATCAGGCGTTGAGTGACGGCGATCTGGAAACCGCCTGCAACTGCCTGCAAGATTACTGGCGGTGGCGCGCCGGTGGCGGCTTCCAGCCGGAACTGTGGGGCAAGCGCGGCGACGTGCGGGCCAACGAAATCCGGCAGCGGCTCGACGCGGCGGTGCTCCAATCGCTGTGTCAAACCGGAGCTTTAAAGTGAGCGGCACCCAACTGCACGTGACCGAGCACGCGCTCGGCAACAAAGTCGTGCGGCAGGCATACCCTACCAAGTCGGCCGCGTTGACCAACGCGCGGGCGCGGGTGTTGGATGCGGATGTCGCAACGGTGTCGGTCTGGCTGTACCAAAGCGAACTCGACGCGAAGGCCGCGTTGATGGAAACAATCGCCGGGCGCGAATGGTTCGAGGCCCGCACGCTCGTCTGCGTGGTGGCGAAAAAACAAGTGAGGGTGACGAAATGACCGCGACGTATCGAGTAACCCGTTTTTGCTGCCGCTCGGGCATGTGTATCGCGTGTCAGGCAGTAGCTACCGGTCGCAAGCGCAAGCGCGTTGTGCAGGCCGACAAGCTGACCGAGGAGCGCGCCAAGCAATATGTTGAAGGTTGGCGCGATTACGATGCCAAAATGGAAAAGGAAACCGCGAAATGACTGCAACTGCAATGCCGATTTGCCGCATCTGTCACAGTGCGTTTGAAGGCGCCGGCAGCAACCCCTTTCCGGTGACGGAAGGGCGTTGTTGCGACGCCTGCTACGACACCGTTGTAATCCCGCTTCGCATGGAACGGGAGAGCGCCCGCGAGGGTGTCCAACAGGTTGCGCAGTTCGTGCTCGCGCTCGCTGTGCATCGTGCCGGCTTGAGCGGCGGCGACATCAACCGTATCAAGGAACTGGCACAGATCGCCGGGGCCGCGTTGCTGTCGAACGCGGTCGAGCGCCTGCTCCACGAGCACGCCAACCCGAAACCGGTGCCCGCCGGCACGTACCACAAGGATGGCGGCTGAAATGGGGCCAGAGGCTCGCGTAGAGGCCCGCTGTTGCGTTCTGGCGCTGCGGTGGGGGTGTCGCCCGGTCAAGCTCGGCGGGTTCGTTGTGGGCCTTCCTGACCGGGCTATCCTGCTGCCCGGCGGCGGCGTGTGGCTCGTCGAGTTCAAATCGTTGGGCGGCTCGGTGAGCGTCCGGCAAAAATACCTGTTCCTCGAACTCGCCAAGATCGGACACCCGGTGTCGATTGTCCGCACCGCCGACAGCTTCGCCCGCGGGCTCGCCCGGCGGCTGAACGAGCGGCTGCCGCTCATTGAACAATTGCGGCTTGACCTGCCGTAAGGCGTCACCTACAATAGCGCTTTGGTTGCCTGCCCCGCTGGCACGGCTTTCGCTTTAGTGGGTAGGCAACTCCTACAACCTAACCTGACGATGAAAAAATGAGCACCCCGTACAACCCGCACCCGTACCAAGTCAACGGCATCCAACTGATCGCCGGCCGCGCCAACGGCGCCCTGCTCCTCGATCCGGGCCTCGGCAAAACGTCGATGAGCCTCGCGGCGTTCCTCGTGATGCAGGAAGCCGGCGCCGTCACCCGCATGTTGGTGATTGCCCCGCTGCGCCCGGCGCGGCTCGTGTGGCCGGCCGAAGTCGCCAAATGGGCCGACTTCGCGCATCTGCGCGTGTCGCTGATCCTCGGCACGCCGAAGCAACGGCAGGCGGCGATGCAGGCCGATGCCGATGTCTACGTCATCAATTGCGACAATACCGCGTGGCTGTTCGAGCCCGCCAATTGGGCGCTGTTCGGCGAGCACGCGCCGGAAATGCTCGTCGTCGATGAATCGACGCGCTTTAAAAACGCGTCCTCGGTGCGCTTCAAGGCGTTGAAGGCGCATTTGGGCAAGTTCGCCCGCCGCTACATCCTGACCGGCACGCCCACGCCGCAGTCGATTGAAGACCTGTTCGCACAAGCCTACATTTGCGACGAAGGCCAAGCGCTCGGCAAGTTCATCACGCGCTTTCGCCGCGAGTTCTGCACCGCGGAAAACGTGCATATCGGTGGCGGCCGCGTCATCCAGAAGTGGCACCCGCAGGCCGACGCCGCCGAGCGCGTTTATCAGCGCGTGAACGGCATGGCGCTGCGGCTCAAGGCGGAAGACCATTTGACGATGCCGAAGCTGATCGACAATCGCGTCGAAGTCGAACTCCCCGCCACGGCGCGCGCGCAGTACGAAACGCTCGCCAAAGATTTGTTCCTCGCCACCGCCGGCGGTACGACGATGGCCCCGGCCAACGCCGCCGCGTGCGTGATGAAGTTGCGGCAACTGGTGAACGGCGTGGCCTACGCGGCCAACGAGGAGCGGCAACAGGTGTCGGTAGCGATGCACACGGCCAAGCTCGACGCGCTCGCGGAACTGGTCGAGGAGCAACAGGGAACCCCGCTGCTCGTGGCCGTGTCGTTCCTGCATGAAGTCGAGGCCATCCGCGAAGTGCTCGGCGACGACTCGATCCCCTATCTCGGTGGCGGCGTCACTGCCGCGGCCGCCGATGACATCGTAGCGCGTTGGAACCGCGGCGAATTGCCGGTGCTCCTCGCGCACCCGACTAGCGTTGCGCACGGCCTCAACCTGCAAGCCGGCGGGCACTGCGTGGCGTGGTTCGGGCTCACGTGGAACCTTGAGGAGTACGAGCAACTGAATCGCCGGGTATACCGGCAAGGTCAGACCAACACTGTAGTAATCCATCACATAATTGCGCGTGACACTATCGACGGCGACATCCTCGATGCACTGCAAGCCAAGTCGAGCGCGCAGCAAGCAATCCTCAACGCACTGAAAGGCAAGCCATGATCGACAAGCAAACCAAACTCCCCCGGCAGATGCCGGGGGGCAAAGTCACCAACAAGCACCCGCTGTGCTGGCTGATGGAAAACAAGCTCGGCGAGCGCAGCAAGCGCCAGCTTGCCATTGCCATCGGCGTGCGCGCGCAAACGCTGTACGGATGGGAACGCATCGCCGAAGCGCACCCGCGGCATTTCCTGTTGCCGGGCGTGCGCGCGCGGCGCGTCGCCGAGTTCTTCGACGTGTCGCCGGCCCTGTTGCGTCCCGACTTGTGGGGTGCGTGATGCGCAAGAAACCAACTGATGTAATCGTTTGGGATCACGGCGACCGGCTCGTGCTCGATCTACCGAAAGGCGCCGTCTGTCACACGTTGTCCGACGGCACGCTACGCGCCACGATCAGCACGCCCGCAGGCGCGCCAGCGCTCGATAGCATCGTGGACTGCATCGGGCGCCCGATCACGACGCGCGTCGCTGCGTAAAAAAGAAACGGCCGCGTTTTGCGCGCGGCCGTTCCTAACTCCCATCCCCTTCAACCACCCCGATCAAAGGAAGATATGCCCGACTTAACGACTATACCGCAAGCGGTGCTCAACCGCGACAGCGTGCGGCCCTTTCGCTTGTGGAACGCACACGAGCGCACGCAACTGCGCTGGCGCTACTACGCCGGCAAACACAACGCGCACATAGCTGCGCTGATCGAAACGCGATGGGCGGATGTTGGCGTCACCATCGAAGTGTTCGACATCCGCAACGGCAAGCTCCTCGGGCAGTACACGAGACGGCTCAACACCGTTGCCTTCAACGGAAACGGAAACGGGAACTCACATGGCTAAATGGACAGCGGAACAGCGGCGCAAGTTTAAAGCGACGATGCAGGCAAAGGCTGACAAGCGCGCGGCGCCGCCCGAGACGACCGAGCTACCGCTCGACGCGATCCCGGCACGGCATCGCAGCAACGGCAACGGTCACGGCAAACGCGGCAACGGCAAGCACATCAATGGCGTGCTGCGGATGCACGCGGAAGTCGATGCGCGCACCGGTGAAATGACACTTGTGCTCGGCGTGCTACGCGTGCCGCTGCGCGTGCGCTAACAAGTCACGCCGCGCGGCCCTTAAGTCGCGCGGCGTGTGATTCACCGTACTAGCTTGATGACTTCCGGCGCGGCGCCCAACAGGAAGGCCAGCAACCCACAGAAAAACATGATGCGGCCGATTTCGGCCAGCTTCGGGTTCGTGCAGAGCGCGTACATCAGCACGCCCACCAATGCGACCAACAGCGTCAATCCGATAATCATTGCTCCCCTCTCTCGCGCTCGCGCAACACGTCTTGCAGCGTGAGCCCGACACCGGCCACGCCGAATAGCGGGCCATACTTCTTGCTCCAATTGCGCGCCACGTCGGCGGCTTCCTTCGGCGATGCGTCGCGCACCCAATCGAACACCGCCGAGCGCATCAGCGTCTTCATGCCGACGCCGCTCGTTTTGACGCGCGGTGACATCGACTCGAACGCGCCTTTCAATTCATCCGGTGACGCAGGGATGCCGTCGAGCGTGAAACCGGTGTCGGGGTGGAAGGCCATGCGGTCGGGTTTGCCGCCGTGGCGCAGCGCACGCTTTAAAGCCTCGGCCGATTCGGAGCGCCAGATTTCCGGCCCTTCGGCGAACTCCTCGTGTGCGCGTGACTGCCCCGGCAGGTTCGGCAAGTCGCCGCTCGCGGTGCCGCGCAACCCGCGCGGATTGATGCCGGTGCGCGCGTAGTTGCTGTTGGCGTTCGACAGGATGCGCAGCGCGTTGATGTCGGTGAGCGAGCCGCCGCCGATTTTCTCGCCTGCGTGCGACGCGTGATTGAGGAGCGTTTGGTACAGCAACGAGCCGTACTTGCCGGAATTGGCGCCGGCATACACCGATGCCTCACCGCCGCTGCCGTAGTCGCTGACATCAATTTCGCCGCCGCCGGGCGCGCGCATTTCGATCTTCTCCGGCCCCGAGTCGTAGTTGTCGTAGTCGGGCTCCTCGTACTTGATGTCGCCGCGCTCGTCACGCATCGGCCGGCCGTGCCGGCGCGTTTTCTTGAAGTCGTATTTGATGCTGCCACCGTAGCGCCCGCCTTCGCGCACCGGCTCGCCACCAGTGGCCTCGTACTTTTCCTTGATCGGCAGACCTTCCTCGTCGAGCCCGACTTTCACTTTTTTCGGATCACCGTGCTCGTCGTACACCGGCACGTCACCCGCTTCGTGCGTGCGCTTTTTCATCACATAATCGCCGTACTCATCGCGGAACGGCTCGCCGCGGCCGTGACGCTTCGGCTCGGGCTCGGGGATGCTCTCATCACCGCCGGTGTAGTTGATGTCGATGTCGGCCTTCGCGCGCCGGCCGAACACGGCGGCGTAGTCATCGAGTGATGCGTTGCGCCCGACTTCACCGGTGCGCCGCGGATCGACGCCGTACTGGAACATTTCCGGGTTATCGCGGCCGCCTTCATAGAAGGCGAGCACTGCATCGCGGTTCATCGCCGGATCACCCTCGCGCAGTATCCGCGTCTTCACGCCGAGCCGGCGTGCGCGTTGCTGTGCGCCTTGCGCCGGCGTCAGCGGTTCGAGGCCGGGGATCAGTGTTTGATGTTCCCAACCGGGATCGACGTTCGGCAGCAAGCTCTTTTGCTGCCGCAAAATATCCTGCCGTGTGACTGACCCCTCGGGCTGCCGCACCGGCGGCTCGGGTATCCAATCTTCACCGCGGAAGACGCCGCGGCCGCGGCCAATTTCCGTGCGCGCGCTGTGCAGCGCTTGATCGAAGCTCGCGCCGCCGCGGATCGCATCACGCACGACACCAAGCACGCGCCCGCGCAAACCGATGTCGTCGTCGCCTTTCGGCACGTCGCGCATCGCGCGCTCGGCAACGCTGATCGCGTCGGGTTGCCCGCGCACCGCGGCCGTGCTGAACGCTTCGGGCGCTTCACCGCCAGCGAGCGCGCTGCGCACGGCGGCGTGCGCTTCGTCGAAGTTGGCGCCGCTGCCGAGCGCGCGGCGCGCAGCGAACAACCCCGCTTCAAAGTCGCTCGGGCTGTAGCCGGGCGGCATCGCGCTCATGGCGACCGCGGCCGGATCGAGCGCGGCACCGGTTGCACCGCGCTCGCGGTTGCGCTGCTCGCGGTGCAGTCGTAGCGCCTTCTGCGCTTCGGCAAGCGCCGTGCCGTTGGCCGGGCTGCCGTCGGCGCTGTACGCGCGCTGCGCGTCGCCCACCGCCTGCAACCGATCCCGCAACTGCGACGCGCCAGAAGCCGCTACAGGCGCCGCAGCGGCCTCGGTGGCCTCTACCCCCCGTAGCGCCGTCGTGCCCGCCTTAGCGGCCTTGCCAGCGGCCCCCACGGCGCCCTTGAGCCCCTTCGGGCCGGGCAGCACGGCGGGAATCGACGCGACGGCGGCGCCGAGTGCCGGCGACACGGCGCCGGCCGGATCGGCCAGATGCTCGCGTGCGAACTCGTTGATCGGCTCGATGACATCGCTGACGTGCTTGAGCCCGGCCTGCGCGCCTTCGCTGCGCGGTGCATACGTGTACTTTTCCTGCGTGTCTTCGATGTCGCCGACGGCCCCGGCGAGCCCGCCACCGGTGGCGAGCGTGGCGAGCCCGCGGAGCCCGGCCAGCGGTTGCGCGACGGCGCCGGTGGCGAGCGTCGCCACCATTTCCGGTGTCTCGCGCAGGATGTCGGTGAGCCCTTGCTTGCGTAGCCCCCGCACCCGCGTCAGCGCTTCGCCCGGTTCGTCGGCGAGCGGATCAGTTGGGCCGGACAAGTTGCGGAGAAAATCCGCTAGGGTCGGCATGGCTGTTTCCCGGTTGTTGCTTGGTGAGCTTGCGCACGAGCGCCTGCATCCGCGCGAGTTCGTTCATCGCGCTGTTGCGTTGCTCGCTCAACACGTCGATCACGTCCTGCGCATCAATTTCGTACTGTTGTTCCATCGCTCTTTAAAGCGCGCGGCTTGTCGAGGGCCGCGCGCTCGTTCCTGTCTGAGTTTTTGTAGGCGGTTGCTACTTACTTCGGTTGTGCCCCTTCGGGCAACGTGTTATCGACCTGATCGCGCACGAACATGTAGGCCCACCCGAGCCCGAGAATGAACAGCCATTTGCCGCCGGGCGGCCAGTCTTCCGGGGGCTCGCTCGGCTTGTTGCCGGCCGACGGCGGCAGCCCTTGCGAGGGATAGCCGCCGCCGGGAAGCCCCTGCGATGGATACGCGGGCCACCCCGGCAAACCGTGCGACGGATACCCACCGCCGTAGATTGGCCCCTGCGATGGATGACCGGGCGAGCCCGGCAAACCTTGCGACGGATGGCCGGGTGCGCCGGGCAGGCCGTGCGACGGATACCCACCGCCGTAGATTGGCCCTTGTGACGGGTACGCGGGATTGCCGGGCAGCGGGTAGCCGGGCGTGAGTCCGGGGTCGTGCTCGCCGAGCGGCACGATCAGTGCAACGAAAGCGTTTCCCATACGAATGCTCCTGTCGAAATTAAGGTGTAGGTACTGGCGCGCCTTCAAGGTTCTTTACGCGCGCCGAGAGTTCTTGCACCGCTTTAATCAGCGGCGCAACGAACTCACCGTAATTTAAACCGAGTTCGCTCTCCGGGTCAGCTAAATCGGTCTGCACGAAGCCGCCGAAGTCAACGACACCGGATGCAGCCACCGCCTGCCGCACTTCCTGCGCGATCAGTCCGTAGTGCGTGCGCTTGCCTTCGGTGGGGGTGAGCGCATCCTTGTAGAGCGTGCGTGTCGTCGCCGGAACTTCGCTGCCGTCGATCAATTGGTACGCCGGCACAACTTCCTCACCATCGGGGATGCGCGTCAGCACGTTGCCGCCGTTGATCCATTGATAGCTCACCGGGCGCAAGTCTTCGATGAACGCGAGCCCGAGCGGCGAATCCTGCACGTTCTTTTTCAACCGCGCATCCGACGTTTGAATGGTGCCGGTGACGGCCCATACCGCTGTCCAGCGGTGCCCGGTGGCGCCCATTGGTGCGGTGTTGTCGGCCACCGGCCACACGGTGAGCGCGCCGAGTGCGAGCGTGCCCCACGCGCTGCCGTTGTCGGCCATCGCGCCAAACGTCACGACGCTTTGATTGGCGGAAATCACGCCGTGCTGATTCGCCGCAACTTTGGCGTCGAGCATCGTGCCCGCAATCACCGTGCCGGTGGCGCCTACACCGGCACCGATGGCGCCGTCGGTGGAAATCGGGTGGCCGATAAATTCGTAGCGCGCACCGTCTTGAAAAATGTAGCGCGCAGCGTTGGTGCCGAAAAACAGCACGCCCGCACCCACACCGCGCGACACGTACACGTCACCGCCGAAAATCGCGCCGGTCGTGTAAAGGTTTTTCGCGCCGGCATCGAGCGAAGCACCGGCGCCGGCAATCGCCCACGAATTGCCTTCGTGCAGCAACTTGTAGCTGACGGCTCCCATCGACCAACCGCCGACTTTCCATGTGTTATCGGTGTCGATGCCGAGATACGCGCCGAAAGTGCCGAGACGATTGAAACCGATGAAGGCAGCATCGGCGCTCGACGCGCCCGATACGCGCAGCCGATCCGCGCCAGCGGCCGCCGCAACCGTGCCGGTCGAGCCAACGACGTTGACGACGTTGGGGCCGCTAGTGCTAAGACCGCCGGCCAGTTGCACCGCCGCGTTGAATATCACCGTGCCGCTAAAAACGGCGGGGCCGCCGATGGTGAATTGGCCGTTGCCGAGCGCCGTTGCTACGCCGTTCGGCGTAGCGATGCGCAGCGACGACAAATCGAGCACCAACGCGCTCGCCACGGCGAGCCCCCAATGATCCACGTCGATGCGATAGATGCCGTTATCGGGGTCTTGCGTGAACGCCATGCCCGGCGCGCTCACCGTGCCGTCGGCGATCTTGAACGGCGCCAACATGCCGCCGCGGCCGTTGCGGTCGAGGCTGTTGGTGAGTTCGGTAGCGATGTCGGCGTCGGTCGAGTTCTCGAACGTCGCTGCAATGGTCGTACCGGTGACGACCGGCGGCAACGGTAGTGAGTAGGCGCCTGCGGCGTTGCGGGGCATTGTTAGACTCCTGCGATGGATGCGTTCATGCTCGGTGTAATGCGTTCGCTTACGCTGCTCGTGCTCATGTGCGCCGCGCGGCTCATTGTGCTGACGTGGCGCCGATGGCAGTACCGGCGAGGCTTCGCGCGGACGCTTCCAACAGCAAGCGCTGCGCGTCGGATAGCGGCTTGCCTGACGCCGCCGCGTGGCGGATCGCCGCAGCGGCCGCAGTCGGGTTTTGCAACAGGCGCGAAAGCTCGGTGCGCGCCGCGAGATTGCTGCCGCGCGTCAGGTGCTCGACGACGGCCGAAATAACCGGGATGTTGGAGCGGGATACCAACTGCGATAGCGCCGCATCGACATCAGTTGAAGTCTGCGAGCCGCCGCCCTGCGTGCCGACAAGTTTACGAACGCGTGCCGGCTCCTGTGCGCGTACATATTGATCCTCGACAGCCTGTAAGGTGCGCGTCGCCTTCGGGCTGAAATCGGTGCGGCGCGGATCGAAACTGGATTGCCCGGCGTTCTGTGCTGCGCGCAGGCGGTTCAACGTCACTTCGGGCGCGCCGCCAATCTCGGGGATGCCGGGCTCGCTGAACACCGCGCGCGCGTCGCGTGCCGCGCGGCTCGCGTTGACCGGCCGGCTCTTGTCCTGATAGCGGTCGAGATAGCCTTGCCACTTGCCGCCGCTCGCCGTGTTTAAAGCCTCGTCGATGCCGTCGATCAGGCGCAGCGTTTCGCGGTTCGCGCCCTTCGTCGCCGCTGACAGTTCGTCACCGATGATATGCGGGCCGTGCAGCTTGTCAGCCAACACCTTACGCACTTCGTACAGCCGCTCGGGCGTCATCGCAACCTGCGACTCGGGGCCGAATTGCTTGCGCACGAAATCGGCCACGCGCTGCACCGCCGGGTTGACGCCGGTGGGGCCGCTGGCAACCGCTTCCGCGGCTTGCAGCGCAGGGAAGTGGAACCACGGATCGGCCCCGGCTTCACCGAGCGCGCGCTCGCGCAGCGGCTCGGTCACGCGGTCGCGCGAGGCTGCACGCGTGTCGAGCGCGCCCGCTTCGCGGGTTGCATCCTCGATGGCGCCGAAGCGGCGCGCGTTCTGCTCGCGTACCAAGTCATCCCAAGTGTCGGCGGTTTCGCCGGCCCGGCGTGATGCTGACTCCATGCGCGCGGCGTTCGGGCTGCCGGTGGCTTCCGACAGCGTTTCGGGAATCTCGCGCACCGAGCGCGGTTGAAAGCGGCGTTGCTGCTCGCGCCGATCTACCGCGCTCGCAACGTCGTCGGCTTCGCCGCCGAGCGCCTGCCGCAGTACACGGCCGGCACGCTCGGTGCCGCCGGCACGCGAGACGGTGCCCCACAGCGCTTTGCCGGCTTTCACTGCGGCGCCGGCCGCCGGCAACACCAAACCGCCGGCCGCACCGGCCGCGGTGTTGACGGCGCGCGATTCGTCACTGAGCGTCGGTTCGAGCGCACCGGCAACCGCACCCCCGGCGCCACCGACACCGGATGCGCGCGCCCATGCGAGCGCCGCTTCACTGGCGCGCGGCAGCGCCTTGCTGGCGAGCTTGGCGGCGGCGTTGCCGGCAGCGCCTACACCGGGGATTGCCAGCGTCGGCGCGACTTCGCCGGCCACTTGCAGCGCGCTGCCATACGAGGGCATCCAATCGGCGCCGACGCCTAGCTCGGTGGCCTTCGCAAGTGCAGTGTCGCGCGTGCGTTTCTCGCGGATGTCCGCGTCGCTCGGGCTCTTGAAGCCGGGCGTGATTTGCTTCAACCCCTGCCATGCCGCATCGTAGCCGGCGCCGAGATTGGCGAGCCCGCGCTCGACCGGGCCGCTGTCTTCCGCGGCGCGCTTTAAAGACGCGGCTTTCTCGGCTTGAAAAATGTCCTGCATGATCGAAGCCGCAGCCTCGTCATCGCCGGCCAGCTTGGCGTTGTGAAACGCGCGTTGGTGTTCCTCAAGTGTAGGCATTGTCTACTGCCCGTAGTAGCTGCGTTTGCGCGCGTTCACGTCGCCGCCGGCGCCGGGCGCTGCACCGGGTGCGCCGGGCTCGGGCGGAACCCATACCCCGACGACGTTGCGCGCGTCGAGGCCGCGCCGGCCCGAGCGATCAACGTAGCTTTGTGAAATGGTATGGATGCGCGACGTTGAAGCCTTTTCATACAACGCCGCCATATCCCGAATCTCTTGAATGATGCGTGGCGGCAGGATGTCGCCGGTGGCGATCTTCGATAGGTAAACCTGCGCCCGGTCGATCATGCCCATCGCGCGCGCCGTGCGGTCGAACTCGCCTTCGCGCACCACGCTGCCCGGATCGAGAAACTTGTTCAGCAACACGATGGCGCTTTGCTGCTCGATGGGATTCAAACGGCGTTCCGTCGGCAGTGCGGCAACCTTGCGCGTGGCGTCGAGTTCGGTGCGCAAATCCTTCGTTTCGGCGCGGAAGTCGTCGCCCATCCGATCTTCGATCTGCGCCTTGTCCTTGACGCTCATCGTGCCGTTCTTGGCATCGAGCGCGTCGCGGCGTAGCTCGATCATCGCGCGGGCGTTGGCGGCGCGATCCGCGTTGGCCTCGCGCTGCATTTCCAGTTGCATTTTGCGAAACTCCTGCAACTGCTCGCGCTGCAACTGATCGGCGCGTAGCCGCTCCTCGGTACTGACGGCGGTGAGCTTTTGCTTTTCGAGCGCCGCGATGGATTCGCGCAACGACTCCATTTGCTTCTGCCGTTTAAAGCCGGGGTCGAGCCGCACCGCGCCGGAAACATCGACTTCGCCGCCTTCGATCTTCTGCGGCTGCATCAGGTGCGCGCTTTGCGCAGCGAAGTCTTTTTGCAGCGGTTGCAAGTCGCGCGGCCCCATGCCGGCGGCGAGCGCTGCCCCCATCATGCCGACGCCTTGCGCGCCACGTTGGCGCGCTTGCTGCGCGAGCGCGCCGTAGTCGGGATCGCGGCTCACGTCCTGTAGCTGTTTCTGATACTCGTTGATCTGCGTGTCGTAGCCGGCCGCGAGCCCGCCGAGCGTTGGCGAGCGCGCGGCCGCGGTCTGCGGCAACACACGTGATTGCTCGACCGGGCTCGCCGGCACGCTCGCCGCGGCGTCACGTGCGCGCGGCAGCACGCTCGTATCGCCGGCCTCGAAACTGGTGCCGTTGTACGGTTTCTTTTGCCGCCGCACCGCGAACGCCAACGGCAACGACGGCGGCAAACCGTCGTCGAGCGCTTCGTCATCCGGGCCGAACAAGCCGAGCGTGGACACGTGTTTACTCCCCGAGCCCGCGCGATGCAGTCATATCCTCGCGCAGCCGCTTCATGCGTTCCTCGAACATTTGCTGTTGCTTGTCCGCGGTGCGATCCGCCATGCGCTGCCCGCCCATTTGTTTCAGCGCGGCGCCGGCAAACTCCAACGGATTGGCCGCGCTCTGCACGCGCGAATTGCCGCGCATATCCGGCGTGGCCGTGTTGCGCAGTTCATCGGCCATCTTCATTTGCCGGTCGAGCCCGCGCTCCTGCCCGCCGTAGCCGGCCTGCCCGAGCGTCATGTTCAGCATATCGGTCTGCGGGTTCGACGGCGGCGTGACACCGGGGGCCGGGCCAGCGGAAGGCGCAGGCGGGGCCGCAGGCGGCAGCGGCGGGCCGCCGGGTGGGGTGACACCGGGGCCGCCCATTGGCGCGCCTGTAGGCCCCATTCCGGGCATCGTTGGCGGTGCGCCAGCGGAAAGCGCAGGCGGTGCGCCGGGGATGCCGGGGCCGCCGAGTGAACCAAGCCCGCCGGGCGGTGGCGTGAGCCCAAGTTGCTTTAGCAGCGCCATCAGGGTTTGCGGATCAAGCTGGCCGCCGCCGGGTGCCATCGGAGTCATTTCATGCCCCTTGTGTTTCGGCGCGCACGATAGCGTGCCAACGCCGCAAAACGCCTTCAACATGGATACGCTGCGACAGCGGCAGCCGTTCTACGCGCTCGCGGTTGTCATCGCGGTACGCGGTGCAACTCCAACAGTCGCGGCTCGTCTTCTCCCCCTCGGCGTAGTAGGCGGGGATGAACTCGGGCGCTTTATAGTCCATGTACCGAAACACCCGCTCGCGCGACCAATCGTGCAGCGGGAACAGATATTTGATGCCGTGCTCGTCAACGTGGCCGTGCTCGATGCGCGCGCGGCGCTTCTCGTCATCACGCTGGCCGCGGTACACCACTTTCGCGCCGCACGCGAGCACTGCGCGCTCCAACGGTGCGAAGCGCGCACGTGTGCAGCAATCGAGATACGACTGAAACACAATCGGCTGCGGCCCGAAGATGCGCTCGCCGAAACGCGTGTGGCTCACCGGCACGACATCGACCGGATGGCCGTGCTCGCGGATCACGTCGGGCTGATCGCCGCGCACGACCATGAAATGCGGCACCAACTGGCGCACGCGTTCCATCAACGTCTGCACGTCTTCGTAGCTCGCGCCGGGGTCGCACCACATGACGATGGAATCGCGCCACACCGGCCGCGTGAAAAACAACAGCGCCATGCTGTCGATGCCGCCCGAAATTTGAATGACGTTGCGCATCTACATCATCATCGCGCCCGAGCCGAGTCCCATCAGCCCCGACATCATTCCCTGCATCCCTTGCTGTTGCGTGTTGAAGGCATCCAGTTGCGATTGCCCGGTCAGGCCGGCCGCGCGCAACAGGTCGGGTGTGTCGGCGCGCTGTGCCGAATTGAACCCCGGCATGTTCGGCGCCTGCACCTGTTGCCCGGTCAGCAACGCGTTCATTTCGTTCAAGCTCATGTTGCGGCGCTGCGCTTCCTCGGCGATAGCTTGTTGCCGCAACTGATTCTGATATTGCGACGCGTTCATCATCTGCGTGAAGTTTTGCGCGTTCGCACCAAGCTGTTGTGCGTACTCCTGTTGCATCCCCTGATTGGCGAACTGCCCCGCGGCCAGCGATTGCTGAAACGCCGCTTGCTTGGCCGCGTTCTGCGCTTGCTGCGCGGCGATGTTCTGCGCGAAGCCTTGTTGCCCGGCGCCGAGCCCGAATTGCCCCACCGCCTGATATTGCTGAAACAGTTGTTGCAGCGCTTGGTTTTGCGCGGCCTGCGAATCCTTCGATTGGCCGAACGCCTGTTGTTGCTGACCCATCAGCATGTTCTGCAACGATTGCTGTTCCTGCCCGCCTTGCTGCAACGCGTTGAAACGCTCGCGCGCTTGCTGATCGCTCATGCGCTGCATTTCCTGATTGAACGCTTCGCTGCCCGGCGTGAGTCCCTGATTGGCAAGCTGCGTGCGCAACTGATCCGTCTGCCGATCATGCTCGGGCTGCATCCGGTTGAACAGCGAGTCCTCGATGCGGTGCCGCTCGTCAACGAAATTCGCCTGATTGGTCGTCTGCGTTGTAGTTGGTAGCTTACTGATGTCCTGCCCGGTCGCGCTGATGCGCTCGTTACCGTAGCTCGTCTTCTGCGGCGCCGACGTGTCGAACTGTTGCTGTTGCACGCCGGTCTGCGCGCCAATCGTGCCGCTGCCGAAAATGTTGGGGTTGATCGCGCGGCCCATCGGGGTCTGCGCGTTGATGGCGTTCCAGTTGAAGGGCTGATTGCCCATATCCTGTTGCACGCGGCCCATGAACGAGCCGGCCATGTTGGAGCGCTGTTGCTGTAACGCTAGTTGCTGATCGAGCGCGCCTTGCAACTTCGGATCGAGCGCTTGCGTTTGCGTCCATTGCGTTACCGGCAAGCCGGTGCCGGGGTCAATCGTCTGTTGCGTGCCCCAACTGGTCGAGCCCCACGGCGTGTTCTGATTTGGGCGATTCGCCCAATTCTGTTGCGCGGTCAAATCCTTGCTGGCCGCGGCCTGCTCGCGTGCGGCCGATTCATAATTGGGCGCCGGTGGCGCTGACTTGCTGCCCATGTGCTGCCCCTTTAGTGCGCGAAGCGCCGATCCAGCTTGTCGAGCCAGATGCACTCATTGCGCGCTAACTGCAAAATAATCAGATCATCGCCGTCGCCCCATCCGTTTGCGACGCGATGCACTTCGCGGAAACCCAAGCGCTGATCGAACTTTAAAGCACGCTCGTTGCTCGCCGCTACCGGCGCAAGCACCGCCTGCATGTTCAACTGCCGAAACGGGTAATCGAAGCAACGCCAGATCAGCCGGCGGCTCACCCAATTACCTTCGCCGGCCGTGTGCATGGTGCAGACGCGGCCCCAAAACCCGTTGAAGGCAACGACTCCAAGCAAGGAATCGGTGACGGGCGACACCGTGCCGAACGCTTGAAAATCGCCGCTCGGCGGCAGATGCACGTTGTGCTCGTGCAAAAACGTCAGCATCGTCATCTTCTCAGCCGGCGTCAGCGCGGTGACGACGTACCCCACGTCACGGCCCCTCGGGCACGACCGGCGGCGGCGCGAAGTCAGGCGAGCCGAAACGCCCGCTGCCGATCAAGCCGCTGTTGCCGCTGTTCGTGCCGCTGTACGGCCCGGTGAACGTACCGGTGCCACCGATCACCGCGTCGCCGCCAACGGTAATCGACGGCACCGGCGGCCGCAGATTGGCGAAGCTGGCGAAGCCGGCCATGCCGATGCGCGTCGTCGAAGCGAAGCCGGCATCCGCGATGCGCGCATTGGAAGCGAAGCCAGCGGTGGCGGTGAGCCCGAGCGCGTTGTAGCTGGCGATGCTCGTGTCGCGCTGCGCGTCGGTCGCGTGTACGTTGCTGCGATACCCGAAATAGCCTTGCGCAACACTCATCACCGGGCCGGCGAACAGCGCCGCCCACTTGTAGGCTTTATCTTGCTGACTCTCGGGCGCCGCTGGCAGCGCGACGTTGACCGTCTTGCTGTCGCCGCCACCCTTGCCGAGCGCGAGCGCGAGGATCGCCATGTTGCGCGTTGCCGAATCGCCGTTCTGCGCAATGGCGCTCATCGCGTCGTAGCGCGCAGCGTCGGCGTTGGCCTTCGCCAGTTCCACCGCTTGCTGCGCGCGCACCGTGTCGGCATACGCCTGCACTTGCAGCGCGTAGTTGGGGTCGAGATACGTCGCGCAGCCGGTCAGCAACGCAACCGCGATCAGAAGCAACTTGTTCATAGCACCCCCCGGCCAATTTCAGCTAACAGCTTCCACGTGGTAAAGATCGTTCCGGGCGAATCGCCGGTGAACGACATCCGCAGCGAGCAATGCGTGCCGAGCCCTTCGGCGCCCACCCACGAATTGAAAAAATTGCCGGCGCCACCCCATACCGCTTCGTCCCATTTCGCCGAGTCCCATTGCGCGAGCACTGCGGGGCGATACGACGGCGAGCCGGCTACCGGCTGAAAGCTCCAATCGGTATTGATCTGCGCTTTAACGCTCGGCGCCGACGGTGCAATGAACATCGGCATCGCCATCAGCGGCCGCTTGGTGTGAAAGTCGTCGTCGTTCATTGCCACGAACGACGTTTGCACCTGCGCCGTGACCGGCGTGCCCGGCGTGCCGTCCGACAGCGAGTCATCGGTGCTGCCAAAAAACATCTGCATTACCTTGCCGTCTTTGGTGCCGAAGTACAGTTCGCCGTCGTGCGCTTCCAGCGTCACTATCGGCAGGCTGTCAAACTCGCTCCACCCACCTGAGAGCGTGCCGTACACGTACTGCAACGCGTCGCGCAAAGTGTTGTGCGGCGTGAGCACGATGGCGCACTGCTCGCCCGCGAAATGCACCATCTGCCAAAACGGTGATTGGTAAGTCGCGCGAATATCCTGCGCGATATGCTCCATGTAGCGCATCCAATCATCGGTGCCGCCCAATTCACCGGCCGGCACGTTGAGCCCGCGCGCCGAAGTCAATTGGCTCATGCGCTCGATGCCGTTGGCGTTGATGATGGCAAGGTCGCCGCCATACTTCGACATGAAGCGCCTGCCTACAGGCACGCGGCCAACTGACCAACGACCGGCGACACGGAACGACGAAGCGCTGCTCGGATCGGTACCCTCGTACACGAGCACGTCGCCGCCGCGGCCCACTACCACGAGCTTATCGTCGATGCCGTCGCCGGCATCGAGTGTCCACGAAGCCATCGCGGCAACGTCGCCACCGAACACCAACAGCGGGCCGAAGTCGAAGGAACTGGCCGCACCCTGCACCGAGAGTGTCGGCAGATACCACGCGATATTCGAGTTACGTGCAAGGAACCACAGCCGATTTTTCCAGACCATCACAAAATCGAACTGCGCCACCGTGCCGGCCGGCGTACCGGTAATCGCTGCGGTGCGATCAATCCAGCCGCCTACCGCGTCGAACGTCCAGACCCCGCCGCCGGCAGCACAGATCACCAGAAAATTCGCGCCGCCCGCGCTAAAGTTCGTCCAACTGAACATGCCCGGAACAACCTGCCCCGGTATCGCCTGCGCCACCGGCGGCACGTAAGACGTTGCCTGCAACGACGTGGCGTCGTACACGTTGCCGTCGTTGGCGCCCACCCACAAGCGCGGCAGCGTGCTGCCACCGCCACCGGCGCGCGGCGGCAGGTACGACATCACGGAGAGCACTTCACCGGGGATGTTCGACAGCCAGCGGCGATACCCCCGGCGAAGCTCGACGCCGTAGCGGCGGCAAAGCACGTTGCGCAAAACGAGCGCGGTGTTGGGGTCTTGGTTGTTCAGCGAGTAGCGCACCGTCAAACCCTTGAGCGGTGCCGGAAACATGCCGCCCTGATAACGCTGCGGCTGCGGCCGAAATGCCGTTGAAGGCATCGCCTACCCCCAAACGCCGGTGCCGGTCGCACCCGTTGCGCCCGTTGCACCCGTTGCGCCCGTTGCACCGGCCGTGCCCGGCGTGCCGGTCGCACCAGTGGCACCTGTTGCGCCCACCGGCCCCGGCACCGTCGAGGGTGCGCCGGTGGCGCCGGTTGCTCCCGTCGGCCCTTCCGGCCCCGGATCGCCTTGCGGCCCCGGCACCGTAGACGGGGCGCCAGTGGCTCCGGTGGCGCCCACCGGGCCGGCCACCGTCGAAGCGGCGCCGGTCGCGCCTGTGGGGCCGGTAGGCCCGGTTGCGCCGGTTGTACCCGCTGGCCCCGGTACAGTCGAAGCGTCGCCCGGTACGCCGGCCGGGCCAGCCGGGCCGGGAACGGTCGAAGCGGGGCCGACCGGGCCGGGGATGCCAGCGGTGCCGATGATGTTGCCGATCAGCGGCGTACCTTCCAGCGCAAAGGAAATGTTGAGGATCGGCGCACCCTTGTCGGCACCGGCACGCGACGCGAAGACCAAATTGAAATCGGCAGTGGCGGCTTCCGACGCCATGCTGTTCCACTCAAGCCATTTCTTGCGCGCGAGCAACGCGATCAAGTAGGCGTCGAGCACGAACGTATCGCCGTTCTTGTTGACGGTGTTCTTGCGCAGCGTCGGATCGAGTTCGTCGATGATCTGCGCTTTGCTGATGTAGTAGAAGCTGAACGGCTGCGCGACGGGGTAAGGTGGCGCCATCACCCACAACTTGTCGCCGCGGATTTGCCAGAGCGATGACGACGACGGATAACCCACCGCGTTAAAGCGCGCCCACGTCTGCGCCGACGCCGGCCCGCCGAACAGCGGCGCGAGCGCTTGCGAACTCCACTGCGTTTGATCTATGAAGCGGTAAAAATCCACCGGCAGCGGAAACGCTTTTTGCGTTTGGCCCGCTGCATCCGCGACGACATCGACTTGCCCCTGTTGCGTCAAATCCTGCCACTCGCGCAGCGCCAGCAATTCGGCGCACGCTTCGGTGATGGCACCGCGGATTTGCGCGTGCTTCGCATCGAGCGAGCCCGCAGGGTCTTGCGACGTTGGATAGCCGACTAGCGTGCAAACAAAGTTGATTGCCTGCCCGAAGTTGAACTCGGTGATTTGAACGGCCATCGTGTCAACGCCGTTGCTGCGCCTGCGGTTTCGCGGGTTCGAGACGCTGCGCGCTTTCGAGCGCAGTCAGCCGCGACATCAAGTCCGCAACCTGCGCGTCGCGCTGCTCAAGCTCGGCCTGCACCTTGCGCAACGGCGCTTCACCCTTCTGCACTTCAAGGTAAGCCACCGCCTTACGCTTCAAATCTTGCGAGCCGGGGAGCTTGATGCACGAAGCGTCGGACAGCGCCGCCAACTGCTCTATCGAGCGCACGCCGATGTAGCGGTACTCCTCGATCTGCGGCAGCGTGAGCCGGCCCCACAGTTCGAGCGGCGTGCCGGTCAACTGTTCGGACGATTCGTTGCGCTTCCAATCCTCGTACTGTTTGCCGAAGCGGCGGATGTCGCCCGCGCCGGCCGGGCGCACGATGATGTTGTCTCGATCACCGGGCACCATAATTTGGATCATTTCAACCTCTTTAAAGCGCATCACGCCTTCTGTTTCGCTCGCCACGTCATCACGTGCGGCCTTGCGGAAAAAGCGCACTGCCAAGTGCTCATCGCCGCGGCGGTTGTCACCCGGTGCGAAGTCCTGCGGATCGCCTTCATACGTTTCCATCGTCTAACTCCCTAGCTAGGTAAACGCGTTGGACTGCTAAGCGCGCAAGGTCTGCGCGAGTCGTTGCTGCCGTGCGGCCGCGGCGGCTTGCATCGCCTGCGGCCCTTGACTGTAGTAAGAGCGCGACGGCCCCGACGTTGCCGCGGCGCGTTGCATCCCGGCAGCATGTGAAGGCGGCCCATACACACCGGGCGTGCCGCCCTTTGATTGCACGAGCGCGTCGTACTTTGCCTTTAAAGGCCCGGTGTAGCTGTTCGGGTTCCACGTTGTTTTCAGCAACGGATTGTCGTAGCCGGTAGCATTGATGAGCGCATTGGTTTGCTGACCGGCGCCGAATAGATCGTTGTAAAGCGAGTGTCCGCCGGCCTGCCCTTTCAAATCGTGCGCGTACTGGTTCTGCATCCGATCCACGAACGCCGTGTCTTCGTCGCTCAACCCGCCGATGCCGGTTCTCGACGGCACGGCGCCGAAGGCTTGATTTTCCGGTGTAGGCGTTACCTGTTGCGCTGCTAACGGGTTTACCGGTTGCGCGGGCGGCGGCGCGGGTGGCAGTCCAGACGACGGATTCGGCCCCGGAGTCGGCCCTTGCGGGAAACCCCCCGGCGGCCCCGGATTCGGCCCCGGTGGCCCACCGGTCGCCGGCCCCATCGGTGGCAACCCCTGCGGGTATTGCGGCGCACCGCCGTAGCCGCCGTTGTAGCCGCCGCCTCCACCGTAACCACCGCCGTAGCCGCCACCGTAGCCGCCCCACTGCGTTGCTTGTTCATACGTCGGCGGTGCGGTGGGGCCATAACCCGAATAGCCTTGCGACTGCGCCCATTGCGAGCGCGGATCGAACTGCGGCCCGCCGCCCATTGCCGATTGCTGATTGCCCCCTGCGAAGCCGGCCATTTGATTGTAGTTGGGCGCGCCGTAAGTGCCGCCACCCTTGCCGCCCGATGGCCCGCTGCTCATCATGCTTTGCTGCTGGCTGTAATCAGGCGCGTTGAAGCTGCCGCCTTTACCCGTCGGCTGCCCGCCCATCATCGCCTGATCGTACTGCGGTGCCGGATAGCCGCCGTTTTGCGCGCCCATTTACTTGCTCCCATTGCGCAATAGCTGCGCGGTCAACGCCTGTCGCAACAGTTGCCCACCGGGCGCTGCACGACGTGGCGCAAGCGGCGATGCGGGCGCGCTAACCGCGCGCGGCTGGCGCGGCGTCAGCCATGCCGGCGCTGCGTTACGTGGCGGCATTTTTACGCGCATACGGCTTGTACGCCTTCGACGTGTTGGCTTTCGCGTCAAGCTCTTTTTGCCGACCAGCATCAAAATCGAGTTCAAGTTGCTTTTGCGCATCAGCCCCTTGCTCACCGGTGTACGGCTTCGCCGTGTTGGCCTTTTCCGCGTCGAGCCGCGTGCGCTCCGACAGCAACGCGGCGAAGTGCTTGCGCTCGTACTCGTTCTCGCGCGCAACGCGCCGCTTGGTGTCTTCCGCAAGCATCTTCGCCGCGGCGGCCTCGGCATCGTTGACGGCGGCGGCCGTCGCATGATCGTCTTTGCGCGCCGGCCGCTCGATGACATCGCCGCCCACTTCGATTCGCACGTACTCGATGCCGTGCCGCTCCACAAACTTGTAGCCCATCACTACCCCCGCTTTTAAGCCGCGACCGCCAATGCCGATGCGTCCGAGCCGAACGTCGATTGCGCTGCGACCAAACCGACGCCGCTGCGATTGACGAAGCCGGCCTCAACCGCTGCACCGTTCGCTACCGCACCGGTCGCCGTCACGAGCTTCATCGGGAAACCGGTGAACGCCGGGCCAACGCCAGCATCGCGCGAGCCACCGTTGCCGGCACCGCACAAGGCGACACCTGCAACGTAGGGCGACGGCACGAACGGCACGCTGAACTTGTCGGGGCTCACCACGTTGGCCGCGCTGCGCCCGCCGCCGATATACAGGCGGTTCGAGTCGTGTGTGTTGGTCGCCACGACACCGTTCGGTGGCGGCGCCGTGTACGTCGGCCGGGTGCCGGCCACTTGGTTATCGTTGAAGCCGGCATTGAACACCGACACCGGGCCGGTCACGCCGGGCGTGCCGAAAACGTCGTTCAGTCCGATGCCGATGCCAGTGCTCAACGCACCGGTTGATGTCTTGCCGCTCGAATCCTTGTCGAGCGGCGAGCCCTTCGGCCCGGAGAGCGGATCGAAGATCACCGCGCGCCCGGCGTTGGGATTGGCGAGATTGTTGGCGGCGCTTTCGCCGGGAAGTCCTGCGGGCATGATCGTGCTCCTCTTTAAAGTGATGACGTGGCGGCAGCCGGAAGACGCGGAGAGTCAACCGGCGCCACCACGAAAGAACCCACCCGACAGGGCTATGGGCTCTTTAGCCGGCCTTGAAAATATTGGCCCGAGCACGTGAGATTGCCGGCCCACGCCAATATCGTCACTTCGGCATCCTGATTGATCGCGTAGCGCTTGTTCGGCGACAGCGGAACCATATCGCGCCGTGCGTGCGGACGCCATTTCAGGTACTTGGTGTTGAGGAACAGCATCGTTTTCGCCGGTGCGCCCGAGCCCCACGAGGAGCTTGCGAAGTAGATGCCGCCGTCGAGCACGACATCCGCATCCATGAACTTGAGCGTTGGGAAACCAAGCCGTGCGCTGTCGGGATTGGTGAAGCGCTGCGCAGCTTGCAGCGAGGCCATGAAGACGCCCCACATGAAGTTGTCCGCGATCACCACGTTCGGCCGATCCTGCCCGCGCACGAGATTCGCCCACGCGTCATTCATCGCGCCTTGAATCGTCGCCGCGGTTGCCGCCGCGCCCATCAGGCTGAAATACGGCCGCCAGAACGACCATGTGGCGCGGTCGATGCCGCCATACGTGCCGGTGGCAACGCGGCCCGTAGCGCCCGCGCTAGGCACCGCAGCGTCGATGCCGCTGATGGCCTTGCCGCCGGCCGCCGTGCCGTCGCCGTAGAAGCCGTATGACAGGATGTTCGCCATCGTCGATTCGCCGACGCTGATGCGTGCGTCGAGCAAGTCGATCATTTGCTCGCGGCCCGAGTTCTGCAAATCTTCGAGCCCGCTCATCACGATGGGCACCGCAGCTTGCTTCAACGTGAAGCGCGCGGCGCTGATGACATCCTGCGCGGCAACCGGCAACAGGTCATAGCCGGAATAGAAGCCGCCGTTGCTGTTCTCCGCAAACGACAGTTCTTCCAGAATTTCCGAGCCGCCGGAAATGGTTTTTACGTTGCCCTTGTCCTTGATGTAGGCAAGGCCAGCATTGTTGTTCGTTACGTTGTCGGCGATTTGCCGCGAACGCGATTCAATCGTGGTTGCAACGATGTCGGTGACGCCGGGGAAAGACATAAATCCTCCACTCGAAAAAGAATGACGATGAAAGCGGAAATCGCTTCAAGTCGTCGCCTCTTTCGGTGGGGGAGTGTCTTCGTGACACTCGCTCCGGGGTAGAGGATGGCGCGGCTTTTAAGCCGGGTTCATACCCGAAGGCGGTACTGTGCGCGAGCGCGAGAAAAGCTACGCGCTCGTGCGCAACGTGTCAATAGCGGCTTCAAGCGACTGTCGCACCGATGGCGTACCGCTGCCGTTGGTCACGGCCATGCGTGCAGCCGGCGGTGCAAGCCCGCTGCTCAGGCTCGACGATGCGTGACGCGCCGCAGCAAGCGTGCGCGCCGCCTGCGACGCGCTCATCCGCATCCCGCGCGACTCGACGACCTTGCGCACTTCGGGCTCGATCATGCAAGCGCGTTGGTACGCGTCTTCCATGCTCATTTCGATACCGCGCTTCGCCGCCGCATCCATCACGTCGGCCATCGTCAGGCGCACGTCGTCAAAGAACTCGTGATTGGCTTTAAAGCCATCGACTTCACTGCGTATCTGTCCCGCGGTCGCCTGCTCGGCTTGCGCGAGCAACGCATCAAGCCGCGGATCGCGGAACTGTTGTTGTTGCTGCGGGGGCTGTTGCGCTTGCTGCGGGTACAGCGGCACTTGCCCGGTGGCGCCGCTGCGCAGCGCGCTCGCCAAGTGTGCATCGAGCGCGTCGAGCGGCACGCCGTAGCGCTGCACCAGTGCCGCCACGAACGCGGCGCGATCATTCGGTGCGCCGGTGCGCAACAGCGTCGCCGCGCGCAGGTAATCGTGAAACGCCGACAGCGGCTCGCCGCCCTCGGCTTCCATCAACGCACGGTACGGCTCGACGACTTGATTGAAGCGCCCGATCTGCGAGCGCATCGCGGCGTTCTCACGCATCCGCTCGACGTGCTCACCTTCACGACGATGTATCTCGGACTGCACGTCGGGCGCGAGCGTCTTCCAATACTCGCGCAATCCCGCCTTCCAGCTTGCCGGCGCGTTTAGCGCAGCGGGAGCATCTGCGGCAGGCGGCGGCGTGCCAGCAGGAGCGGCCGGTGTGCGCGCGGCTTGCTGCGGCTGCGCACCTGATGGAAGCGCGCCCACGTCAGCGGCACCGCCAACTCGTCCGGTGCCAGTTGTAGGCGTTGCCGACGCAGCGTCATTCGCCGCATCATCTGTCGCGTGCGCGTCAATTGCGGCTTCAAGCGCATCACGAACTGTCGGCAGCGGTTCATCAGCGGCGGGTTGCGCAGCGGGGTCTTGCGGTTGTTCGGCAGCGGCGTTCATCGACGGCCTTTCTCAAGTTGCGCAATGGCGCGGGCAATGTCGTGCTTGCGCGCCGGATCGACGCCGGCACGTGCCGCGTTGCGTTTGGCTTCTGCGTTGCGCCAGTAGTCACCGGCGAAGTCATCGACGGTTGTGAGCCCGTTGGCGCGCATGTACTCGCGGTGTTTGCTGCGCGTGCTGATGTCGGCACCGTCGGTCGCACGCAAATCCTGATAACCGCGATCACCCCACAGCACAGCATCGCAGCGCGCAGCGTCCGGTGCAGCGTCATCGGTTATCTCGATAAAGCGCAGCGTCACGCGATCCTGCACGAAGCGCCGCCGCGTCATCCGGGTATCCCCGGCAGACCGGGCAGCGCCGGCATCGCGCTCGGTGGCTTCGGCAGCGGCCCGCCCATGCCGGGCGGTATGCCGGGCTGTGCGCCACCGGGCGACGGTGCGCCCGGTGGCGCACCCGGTGGCGGCCCACCCCCCGGTGGGCCGCTTTGCGGCGGGGGAGCGTTCTGCATCGACTGAATTGATTGCGCGTTTTGCATCGTGAACATTTGCAGTTGTTGCGTCGCCATCATCGGATCAATGCCAAGCTCGACCAACGACTTGACGGCCGCGGCAAAGTCTTTGGCTGCACCCGCGCGATGCTCCTCGGCGCTCGCCAGTTCCTTTTTGTCGAACGCGGTGGGTGGCGGCGGCGGTGGCGGCGGCTTGGCCTTTTCGGCCTGCATTGCCTGCAACGCCTGATCGAGCACGCCCTCGATTTCCTTGCCCGCTTTAAAGCCGCTCGCTGTCCATTGCAGCATTTGAATCACGAACGGGCCGGCACTCGGCGCTTGCGCGACCATCGGCTGCGCCGCAGCGATGAAGCCGCTGACCGCTTGCAGGAACTCGACGCGCTGGCCCTTCTCAAGCTCCCAATCGGGCGCGGTCACGTTGTCCGCGCTGATCTTCACGCGCATCGCCACGGTGGGGTCGCTCTTGAGCAACTGCACCGCTTGCTTGGCGAGCCCCTGATCGGGCGTCTTCTCGATCTGCGACACGTACAGGATGGTTTGCGGCTGCCAGTGCTTGCAGATGATTTCCGCGCGCATCCGGTAGTTGTCGGTGACGAAGCGCGCAATCTCCTCGCTTGCACGCGCGCCGCGTGCGCTGCCAAATTGCGCCTTCAAGCGCTGCGTCGTCGCCGTCTCTTTGGTCGCCGCCATGCCGCGCTGAATGTCGCTGACGCCAAGCAACTCGAATATCTCGGTCGAGAGCGTTTGCTTGCGCTCGGTCAGGTAGTTGAGCGCAGCGACGACCATTTCCAGCGGCATCCAATCGACTTGCCCCTTGATGCCGCCCTTCTCCGCGAACATCGCCCAATTATCGACGGGGATCAATTGGTTCATCGTCGCCTGATTGAGCATCCGCTGCACGCCTTCCGCGGCCTTGTCGTAAACGCCTACAAGTTTTAAAGCCTCGGTCAACATGCCGGTGCGAACGGCGATCAGGTCAAGCTCGTCGTACTGCGAGCGCGCGTAGTCGTAGTCCGGTTTGGGGATGTAGGCTTTCGTGAGCGTGGTTGCGCACAGCGGCCGGCGCACCGGGAAAAAATCGGCGAGCTTCAACGGGTCTTGCTTCGCGTCGAGGAGCTTGTCGTGCCCCTGCACGTACCAGTAGGCCCAGCGCGTCGTGCCGCACCAAATCTCCCATACGTCGGCCATATCCTCGGTGAGCGCGCGCAGCGGATCGTCGTCGTTCGCCGCGCGCGTGGTAGCGCTCGACTTCAACGCCATCGGCACGCCGGCCGCGTTCTCGCCGAAACGCTTGCGCAGCGCTTCGCCGGTCATCGGCACGCGCCGCGCCACCCACCGCCGCTCTTGCCAGCGCTTGCACGGACTAAACAGGAAGTCGGCCCACCGCACGTAGTCGATAGGCGCGCGCTCCTCGGTAATCATCGGGATCACGAGCGGCGCGCCGGTGTCGTCCATCACGCCTGTAACCGTGAAGTCCTGCGCTTTAAACTCGTAGCGCGCCCACGACACGCCCATGCCGGCCACGAGCCGGTCGAGGATGCAATCCTGCAACACGTAGTACGGCGAGTTCTCCAAGTCGTCGGCCTCGAACTGAAAAATGCGTTCGAGGATCACCGCGGCCACGCGCGCCACGTCATCACCCGGATCGAGATTCGCGCGGTCAACATCGACCTTCGGTATCTGCCCGTACATCGCAGCAAGCGACGTTTGCACGTTGCTCCAGAACAGCGGAAAGCGCGACGTGTCTTTGTTGCTCGACGCGTCCTGATCGGCCAGCAGGTACTTGCGCTCGATGGTCTTCGCGCGAGCGTGCCACTTCTGCAACCACTTTTTCGACGCCGCGATTTCCTTCGCCCAATACTCGGGCGTCATGTGCTCCTGTTGCTCGCGCTGTTGCTGCGCGTCCTGCGGCTGCGCAAGGTAGTCGGGCGGCGCCTGCGGCGGCGCTTGTGGCCCTTGCTGCGGTGGCGGCATATCAGGCGGCATCACGATCCCCGTAGAGACGTTCCAAGTCGAAAGCGTAGTGCGCAGGCTGCCCCACGTCGTGCTTCGCCGGCTCGTGCGCAGCCGCCACGAACGGCTTTAAAGCAACTGCGGCGTAGCTGAACGCATCGCCGGTATGCGAGTGCTCATCGTGCTCGGGCTCGCGCGAGAAGCGGTGATGTTCTTCCTCGTACTTGTAGTGCCACTCGCGCAAGTGATGCAGCCCGGCCGCGCACGCGGCGCGGTTGAACAGGCACGCGCGCACGAACACCCGCGCCGCGTTGATGCGATCCGCGATGCTCGTCTGCGGCACCACGGCGTAGCGCTCGGCGAGCCCGCTGCTCAGGAACACCGTGACGACGGTATGCCGGCTGCGGAAGGTCTTGGCTCGCGCATCGTGCGGCAGATGCACACAGCCGAGCTTGCGGCCGTGCATGTTCCACGGTTTTGCGCGCAGGCGCTCGACCCACTGCTCGGCGTCGAGCCCGGTCGCTTCATCATGGTCGATGATGTTGAAGCCACCGGCTACAGGCTGCACCCACCACCACGCCGCGGCATCACGAAAGCCGATGTCGCTGAACACTTCGATGGGCGCGCCGCTCGGGTCGTACAGGTCAGCGTTGACGATGCGCCCATCACGTTCGGCGCGCTCGATGTAGCTGCCGAGTATCGAGCCCACATTAGCCGCGCTGAAATCGCACTCGTACTCCTGCCGGTACAACTCATCCGGCATCGTGCGCTTCTCCTCATCAAGCACGTGCTGCGGTATCAGCTTGGTGACGCTCACCGGATGAAAGCCGGCGTACCACGTTGGCTGTGACTTGGCGTACTCGAACAGCGCATGTGCGTGATTAAAGCCGCGCGGTGTGCTGATGAACAGCAGCGTGCCGTTGTTCTCGGCGATGATCGGGCGCACGAACTCGTATGCCTTCGGGCTCGTCAGCGCGTACTCGCTGAACGTCACGTGACGCGGGTTCGCGCCCACCAACATATCGAAGCTGTCCGCGCCCACGAGCCGCCACAGGCTGCCGTTGACGAGTTCAATTTTCATTTCGTCTTCGACGCGCTTGCGCACGACCGACGGCGGGAACGCTTCATCAATCAGCCGGTCGCCGGCCCCGGTCAGCGCGTCCCAAATCACCTTGCGCGCTTGCTTGTACGTCGGCAGGCAGTGCCACACTTCACGCGGTGATTCGAGCGCCTTGCGCAACTCGATATGCAGCGCGATGCGATCCTTGCCGGCGCGCCGATGCGCTATCTCGACGGCGCGCTTGCCGCCCGCGGCGAAGTAGTTATAAAGCGGGCGCTGCCACTCGCGCGCGCCTTCCTTTAAAGCGAGGATGTGTTGCGGGCCTTTCGGTACGGCGTGCGCGCGCGCCACGGTTACTCAAGCCGCGTGATGATGGTGACGGGTAACTGCACTTCACCGCTCACCGCTGTCGCTTGCAAGTCAGGCAACACCTTGCGCAACAACGCGATGGCAGCCGTTACCTGATGCGGCTCGACTTGCTTCTCACCGCTGGCGATGCGATGCAGCAGACCGATCAGCACGCCGGTCTTAATCATCTGCCGCGCACGCTCGCTGCTCGCCGCACCCATCGTGCTACCGCTGCGCGGGCCGCGTTTCGCGCGAATGTACGTGCTCTTGCTATCGCTGCGCGACGTGCTGATTGCTAGGTCGTTGATGTCGAAGCTCCTACCCGAAAACGATTTGGCACGCTGTATGCAGGAGCTTCATCGCGTTGTTCGCTGTCCCGTACAGGCTGCCGCCCCGCCGGGAGTCTGCGCCGCTGCTTTTGTCAGGTCAACTTTACCGGGCAATTTTCCCGAACCTGCAAGCCTTGCCGAGCCCCGGCTAGGGGTCGATCTGCCAGCCCTTCGCCGCGCATACCGCGTCGATGAACTCCACCAACACGGCCGACGGCACGGCCTTGTTGCGGCTCAGGTGCTTGATCCAGTTGACCAGTTCGAGCGGCGTCCGCACGTCACACAGCGGGACGCCGTACAGCCCGACGTAGACCGTGCTCTTGTTGGCCCGCACCTGTAGCGGCGGCCGCTCTTGCGTTGCTGTCGTCATTGCACTGCTCCTTTCGTGGTTGGCGGTAAATCAAGGCCATGCGCGCGCGTACGCGCGAACCCCCCCTAGCTGGAACTAGGTACATGTATCCCATTACTAGAGATACATGTACCTAGTAATCGTGAGGGTGTTTTGTTGCGCGCGTAGCCTTGATTTACCGCCATCGAACACCTAGCGCTTGACGCGATACCCTGCACCCCCCTGCCCTTCGCTCTCGATCATGCCGAGCGCGGCCATGCGCAGCAGCATCTTACGAACGCCGGTGTAGGGTCTTCCTACAATCTCGGCAACATCCTTCGCACTGGTGTACGCGGGATGCTTCGGTGCCAGCACTAGCATCAGCTTGGCCTGCAACAGCGTGGCGCCGATTTCCCACGTCTTCATGCGCGAGCACCGCCAGCCGCCCATTGCAGGCATCTTCTCAATGACAATTTCCTGCTCCTCAACGAGCTTGCCCTGCGCCCGCAACACGCGGTAGTTCATCGCATATTCCTGATCCTCTTTTTCCATGCCGCGCAAGTCGGGCCGCTCCATGTACACGTTCGCGTGCGAGCCCCCGGTCAACCCGTAGCTGCCGCTGATCTTTGCCTGCCACTCGTCATGCCGGCCCTTGTTCGCGTGATGCACGACGACGATGGCAACGTCGGGGTAGCCGAGCGCAAAATCGGCGAGCTTGCTGATGGCCGAGTAGTCGCGCGCGTACACGTTCTTTTTCGCGTCTTCGGCAAGCTCGTCGCGGTAGCGTGCGAACAGGTCGAGCACGATCAGCTTCACGCCGCGGTCGATTTCCTCGCGCATCTGTGTCATTGCATCCGCACCAACGCCCATCGACAGCCGGAAGCGCAGCGGTATGCCGTCGGGGATGGCGTGCCCTTTTGCAATCGCCATCACGCGCGGCTTGATGAGCGTCGGCCACTGCTCAAGGTCGAAGTAGCACACCGGGCTCGCGTTGGTTTCACGGTCGAGGAACGGCTTGCCGGCGGCCACGCACTGCGCCATCTGCAACGCGAGATAGCTCTTGCCGGTCTTCGGCGGTGCGGCCAGCAGCGTGAGCCCCGGCGCGATCAGGTCAGCGGCCAGCCAGCGCGTCGCCGGCAGATCGGCGGCCAGCAATTCCGACATCGAGAAGCTGTCGGCCATGCCGCCGGCCAGTTGCCGCGGCTTCGCCACTTCGGCCGGCACTTCGCCCTGCTCCCTTGCCCGGCGCGCTTCCTGCGCCATGTGCAGCAACGTCCCGAGCGTCAGCGGCGCCGCGTCGCTCTTGCCAAAGCTCGTCCAATTTTTCGTGCAGTGGCCGGGCACGTAGCGCGGCTCGCCGGCATCGTTCACCGCCCCGGCGGCGGTGGCGCTCCACGCTTCCCATATCGCCAGCCCTTCGGGATGGCCGCGGGACGCGTGATGCAGCGCCATGCCGACGTTGCGCCACTGCTCGCGCGAGCAATCGGCGGAAAGGGCTGCAAGGGCTTCCAGCGCGTCGGCGCGGGCGGCAAGCCACCCAGTACCCACCCCGCCCGTCTGCGCGTCTCCTGCGTCGTTCTGCGGCGGCTGTGGGGCACTCGGCACGAGGGCCAGCGTCGGCGGCGCCCCGGTCGCCCGCAGCGCCGGTAACAGGGCCAGCGCGGGCAATGGCTGCACGACGACCTTGCGCGGGCGGGCGCCGCTCATGCAGGCGTCGCCGGTCATCGTGAAGTAGCGGCCGCTGTGGTATGCCTCGACGTGCTCGGTCTGGCGGCCGTTGCGGAAGTTGCACTCGTGCCACCACCCGATCATGTGCAGCCCGGTGCGCGACGGCGAAAGCTCGGCGTACATGCCGGCCACCACGCAGAACGTCAGCAGGTTTTCCGCCCACGGCAGGATCAACCGGCTCGCCGGATCAATCACATGGTCAAGGTCGAAGCCGTACCACCCCTCGCCGAGCGCGAAGCCGAGCCCGGTATACCCGGTTGTAGTCTTCAGCTTGTTGTAGGCGGTCTTCGCGTCTACAAGGTGCGCGAGGTCTTCCGGGGTGTCGAGCCCGCCGCCGTAGCTGCCACGCGGGCGGCCGTTGGCGTAGTGGGGAACCTTGTTCCCTTTCCACAGCAGCCAGCGCGGCGCCTGCCGCATCTGTAGCGGAAAGGTTGCAAGTGTAGGCAGTGAGCGTTTAGTATGTTGCGCGTCAGGCATGTTTTTCTCCACAGGTGAAACGTGTTTGGCACATTGGGAAGCTCCACGTTGGAATCCTTCTAGCGGGGGATCAACGGTACGACTCGCGGCTCGGTGGCACCCCCATGCCACCGAGCCGTTCTTTTTGTTATTTGCGAAAGTACGGAGCGCAATCGGTTTCAACTGCAAGCGGCAGACCGCGCGCCCAAACCGGCGCGTCGAGCATACGCTGTTGAAACGCTCGCGCAAGCTCTTGCGCTTCGCGCTTGGTCTGTGCTTCACCGATCAACTCATCATGCACGTGACCGATCAGCGGCAGCCCTTCGCGCACGCTTACCGTGATGGCGTTGCGCAGCAAATCGCCGCACGTGGCCTGCGTCGCGTTCTCGGCCAGCGTGCCGTGCCACATTTGCGCGCGCGGCCAGCCGGCCGCATCGGCCTTCGGCTTCCATGCGGCCTTCATGTAGGTAATCACTGACACGTCGCGCTGCCACTCGAACGCGGCCATCGGATAGCGCAACTGGCGCCCGCTCGGCAGGCGCATGACGAGGCCGAACGTGTCGGCGGCGAACGCAACACCGGCGGCCTCGACCCACTTGCAATTGCGCAGGCGCAGTGCGTCGAACGCGCCCGCTTCCAGCGCACCCCACCATCCGGTCGCCCACGTGTTTGCGCTGCGCCAGTTGCGCACGACTGCGGCCGCGTCGTTGATCGTCACGCCGTAGTTCTTGCTCATCCGCGCGAGCGCGTTGGCACCACCGCCGTAGCCGAGCGCGAGCACGACGACCTTGCCCGCCTGCCGATGATCGCCGAGCCCGGCAAGCTGCGCCTGCTCAATGTAGGGGTCGCGTGACGGGTTGCGCCACGTGTCGAGATAGCGTGCAGCGCTCGGGCCGGCGAGCCACGGCAGGCCGCGCGCTTCCACTGCGTTCCAATCCGCGCGCACGATGTAGCCGCTGCGCGGCCGGATGGCCGGGCGCAGCAATGACTTTAAAGCGGCGAGCACGCTGCCGTTCAGCGGCGCGTGCGCGATCACTTGCGCGCGCAGCGCGTCGGGATCGTCGGCGACAAGCCGGGGGAAGTTGTGTAGTTGCGCACCGGTAGAACTGAATCGGCCGGTCTGGCTCGCACCGTTCAGCACGAACGCGCCGCGCAAACGACCGTCGCTGCTCACGCGATTGAGCATCGTGCCGAACTTGGAGATTGACGACACCGCCGCATCTTCCGCGGCCTCGATGGCGTCGATCACGCCGGGCGCGAACTCGTCGGGGTTGACTTCGATGGCGTCGAGCAAATTGGCGCGCACGTCGCGGTCGAGCGACAGGCCCGGCACGTCGTTGCCGCGCATCACGCGCATCAAATCGCCGTGTTGCGGTTGCAGGCGTTCGTGAATCCAGTGCGTGAGCTTGATGCTGCGCGCGCTACTGATGGCGCCGTCGGTGAGCGCGCGGATGCGTGCCGTGGCTTCGACCGCGGCCTCATCGGCGTAGCGCAACGCGGCTTCGCATAATTCGGTGTCGATGGGGAGCCCGCGGTCGTTCACCGTTTCGTTGGCGGCGTACAGCGCGAGCGTTTCCTCGGTGAGCGGCGGCAGCCCGTTCGACAATTCGCGCATCACGCGCACGTCGTCGCGGCAGTAGCGTGCGAACTCGCTCATCAATTCGGCGTCTTCGCAAAAGCTACCGTCGGCCTGCGGCATCGACAGCAAGCGGATCAGTTCAGCGCCGCGGCGATCCTTGCGCAGTGTCGTGCCGAGCATCCGGCTCGCGCTTTCCAGCGAGCCCGCGAGCGCGGCCGCGCGTGCCTGCGTGGCGGTGCAATACCACAGGTGCGGATCGAGCAACGCCGGGAACTTCGCGCCGAGCACGCGTCGCTCAAAGGCGGCGTTGTGCGCGACGAAGCGCATGTTGCGTGGCGGTTTAGCGAACGCGCTCACAAGGCACGGCGGCAGCGGTTGGCCGTGTAGCCACGTCTGCACGTCGCGGTTGTCCACCGCGTAGCAGATGATGAGAATTTCGGTTGACGGGTCGTCGGCGTAGCGATACGTGCCGTGCGCGAGCAAGTCGCAGCGCGAGCGCGTTTCAATGTCGATCCACAGCGTTTTCATTGGGCGGCTTTCAAATTGTCGGGACAAAAAAAGCGCGCGCGGCCAACGGGCAGGACGCGCGCGCTAAGGTGCGAGGGTGCCTAGCGGCGCTTGCTGGCGTCCGCTTTGGCCGGCGTCTTGCGCGCCTTGCTGACCGGCTTCGATTCAATCGGTGCGCGGTTCAATTCCTCGGCGCCCACCCACCGCTTGATCGTGAACTCGGGCACGTAGATTTTCCCGTACTCCTTGTGCTTGTAGCTGTCGTTGCCGAGCGTGACGATGGGGATGCACTTCGCTTCGCCGCCGGCCAGCTTGCCGCCGACTTCCTTTGCGAGCGCACCGATGGCGCGCTTGCCGCCGACGCTGCTCGTGCGGAAAATCAGATCGGCTTGCGTGCCAAGTTCGCGCAAGTGCATACCGAACTGTTGCTCCCATCCGCGTGCGCCGTCAGGCAACGGGCCGGCCGGCGGCACCGCTTCGGTGAGCGGCACGAAGCTCTCGCCGAGACGTTCCGACTTGCCCCAA